ATTTAAACAGACAATTAGATGATATTAACAAATCTCCAAACAAAAATTACACATTTCAAGAAGTTGAAGATATTATGTTTCAATTAAAACAATTTTCAAAAAGTTTAAATCCATATAATCCAAATGCTGTTGCTGATGCTAGTTTAGTTGATAGTTATGGTATTTCAAGAAATATACAAAATTTAATTGAAAAATCATATTTTGGTAAAAACTCAAAATATGCTGTTGATAAAGATTTTAAAAAAGCAATAGATTTAAGAGAAAAAGCAAATGACGAATTTGCAACATTTATGCAAACTCTTACAGGTTATGAGTCTGGTTTAATAAGCCAAGCAATAGGTAAAGGTTTAAGGTCAACAGTTGGTAAAGAAAATGTTTTTGCAAAAAATTCTAAATTAAGTAATTTATATAATCAAGCATTTGGTAAACAAAATGATATTGATGCTTTAGACGATTTGCGTACAATTATAGGAGATGAAAGATTTAAAGCATTAGGAGATATGTATATTGACCAAATTTTTCATAAACATCTATATGAAAATATAGGCGGTAAAACAGTTTTAAAAGTTGGTTTTGATGCAAAAAAAGTATTAGATGAATTTGGTTTTTCAGCTTCAGATAAATCAAAAAGTTTAAAATATTTAAAAACAAAAAAAATATTAGAATTAACTGATGATGTTACACCAGATGATTTAGAAGGATTTATAAATCTTTTAGCTATTACCCCTGACCCATCTGCTATGAACACTTTTGTAACAAGAAGTTTATTTTTACGATTTGCAAGTGGTGTAAATCCAATGGCTGTTGTAGGAGCATTAGGTGTAGCTGGTGCTGCTGGTGGATTAACTGCAGCAGTTGGAGGTGTTGGTGTAATTTATGGTCTATCTTATATTCTTGCTCAGCCATCAATAAAACCACTATTAGCACAAGCTGCAAAAAAAACAAAAAAAGGCGAACAATATAAAAACATTTTAATAACACGAATTAATCAAATTTTAGAAAGATTAAATAAAAGATTTGAAACGCAAATACCACCATCAGCTTTAACGCCTGTTGCAACAGTACCAACAGCACAAGCAATAACGGATAATCAGGAGTAAAACATGGCAAAAACGAAAATATCACAGTTTGATGCAACCGCAGCAAATAATACTGACCTAAATAGTATTAGTATTGCTGAGGGTACAGCACCATCTAATATTAATAATGCTATTCGTGAACTTATGTCACAACTTGCCGATCTTAATTTAGGCAATGAAGTATTATCTACTCTTAAAATAGACAACTTACACTTAGATGGTAACACTATTGTTACTTTAGATACTAATGGTGATCTAAACCTTACTCCTAACGGCACAGGATCAGTTGTAGTAGCTAAAGTTGACATTAATGGTGGTGCAATAGACGGAACACCCATTGGTGGCTCTAGTGCGAGTACAGGAGCTTTTACAACCTTATCAGCTTCTAGCACTGCTAACTTAGGTTCTACTGTAACAATATCAGGTGGTAATATAGATGGCGTTATAGGTGCAAATACTCCTGCAGCTATTACAGGTACAGTTATTACAGCAAACACGAATTTTGCAGGAAATATCACAGGTAATGTAACTGGAAATGTCACAGGCAACCTAACAGGAAATGTAACAGGAAATGTAACAGGTAATGTTACAGGTGATGTAACAGGAAATATTACAGCGTCAAGTGGTTCATCAACATTTAACAATGTGACCATAAATGGCACACTTGATATGGATAGTACAACATCTCAAACAATTACAGGACTTGCCACGCCCTCTGGTTCTACAGATGCAGCTACAAAAGGCTATGTTGACACCGAAGTATCAGCATTAGTTGACTCTGCTCCATCAACACTAAATACATTAAATGAATTAGCTGCAGCATTAGGTGATGACGCTAGTTTTTCAACAACTGTAACAAATTCAATAGCTGCTAAATTACCACTTGCAGGTGGTACTATGACAGGAGATATAAACGCAAACTCTAATACTGTTAGTGGATTAAAAGCACCATCATCTGCAAATGACGCTACAACAAAAACTTATGTAGATACAGCAGACGCACTTAAACTTAATTTAAGTGGTGGTACATTGTCTGGTGATTTAGCTATGGGTGACAATAAAGTTACAGGTCTTGCCGCACCTACAGCAGATGGTGATGCTGCTAGAAAAAAATATGTTGATGATATATTAGGTTCAGCAACCGCAGCGGCTACATCAGCCTCTGCTGCTGCAACTTCAGCAACTTCCTCAGCAACTTCCGCTACTGCTAGTGCTAGTTCTGCTACGGCTGCAGCTTCAAGTGCAACTTCTGCTGCTGCATCTTATGATAGTTTTGATGATAGATATTTAGGTGCAAAATCATCAGCACCTTCAGTTGATAATGATGGTGACGCTTTAGTTACAGGTGCATTATATTTTAATACAACATCAAATCAATTATTTATTTGGAGTGGTTCTGCATGGACACAAGCTGCGTTTACAGCAAGTGGATTTTTAAGTGGTAGTAATAACCTATCAGATGTTGACAATGCTGGAACAGCAAGAACAAATTTAGGATTAGCTATTGGCACAAATGTGCAAGCCTTTGACGCTGATTTATCCGCTCTTGCAGGGCTTACCTCTGCTGCTGACAAAGGCATACAATTTACAGGTAGTGGTACTGCTGCAACTTATGATTTAACAAGTGCAGGTAAAGCCCTCTTAGATGACGCAGACGCTGCAGCACAAAGAACAACATTAGGATTAGGTAGTGCTGCAACATTAACAGCAGGTACATCTGCTAGTAATCTTGTGCAATTAGATGGCTCTGCCAAGCTACCTGCCGTAGATGGCTCACAATTAACAAATATAGCATCAGCCGAAGCTACTTTAACCAAAACATTTTTAACAAATGAACAATCTACAATAAGTTTATCTGACAATGTTGTTGCACCAGTAGTATCTGTAACCAAAGAAGTTGCACAATCAGGTCAAACTAATAATGTTTGGGACGTTAACTCAACTGACGAAAACTATACACTTTTAAATTCAGCAACAGCAACTACTTTAAGTTTTACTTTAGGTCGTGTGTCAGGAGCTACTTTTTCGCAAGAAGAAGATATTTCTGGTCGAGATGGTTTTGGAATGGGTTTAAGGTTTAACTCTGATGGCACTAAAATGTTTTTAAGCGGTAATATAAATGATAAAGTATATGAATATTCTTTATCCACTGCGTATGATATATCTACCCAAAGTTATGTTAGAGAACTTGATGTTTCTTCTAAAGACAGTGTAATAACAGGTTTTGATTTTAACAATGACGGAACTAAATTGTTTATTACTGGTCAAACTAATAATAAAGTATATGAGTATGCTCTTAGCACAGGATATGACCTTTCTACAGCAAGTTTTACACAAGATTTTGATATGTCCTCCCAAGAAACATCTCCACAAGGAGTAGCCTTTAATGCTGACGGAACGAAAATGTTTATTGCAGGAAATACTGGTAATGATATTTTAGAATTTGCTTTAACGACAGGTTTTGATGTAAGTACAGCAAGTTTTACAGATGGTTTTTCTGTAGCCTCCCAAGAAACAACTGTTCGTGATGTTAATTTTAACAGTGACGGAACTTTTATGTATGTTGCAGGTACTGATGTAGGAAAAATACATTTATATACATTAAGTACAGGTTTTGATGTTTCTACAGCTTCTTTTACAGAAAGTTTTGATACAACTGCTAAAACTTCAACTCCTATGGCAGTAGCTTTTAATAGTGATTTAAGTAAAATGTTTGTTTTTGGTCGTACTGAAGATAAAATATTTGAATTTGATTTAACACCTAGTACTGTTACTCTTGGTTCAGGCTCATTTGCCTCTGCTGATGTAGGCAAAACTATTGAAGCTAATAGTGGTAAATTTATTCTTACAGCTACTGATGGCTCTATGGTACAAACCGCTGCTCCTACTTCATACAGTCAAGTAGCTTCAGGTTCTTGGGAAATGTATGCTGTTGTATATAATACAACTGATGGTGATTTAGAGTTATCTGGCTTAGACCAAACTTTTGATATATCTAAAGCCTCGTTCACACAAAATTTTTCTGTATCTGGTCAAGAATCAGACCCAGAAGCAATAGCTTTTAATAATGATGGAACTAAAATGTATGTTATTGGACTTTCAGGTGATGACGTAAATACGTATGACCTTAGTACAGCATTTGATGTATCTACTGCATCTATTAATAATTCTCAAAATTTTTCCGTATCTTCACAAGAGTCACAACCAACAGGAATAGCTTTTAATAATGATGGAACTAAAATGTTTATTGTTGGTTCTGATGGTGATGATGTAAATGAATACGCATTATCTACTGCTTTTCAAGCTGATACTGCAAGTCACACACGAACCTTTACCGTATCTTCACAAGAGTCATTACCAAAAGGATTAACTTTTAATAGTGACGGAACTAAGATGTATGTTGTTGGTGCTTCTTCTGATAATGTAAACCAATATAATCTTACTACAGGGTTTGATTTATCAACAGCTTCTTATTCGCAAAACTTTTCTGTAAATTCTCAAGATGGTAACGCAAATGATATAGAGTTTAGCACTGATGGTACTAAAATGTTTATTGTTGGAGCTTCTAATGACAGTGTATTTGAATATGCGTTATCTACAGGATTTGACATATCAACAGCTTCTTTTACACAAAGTTTTTCTGTAAATAGTGAGGAGGGGTTTGTGCAAGGACTTGCCTTTAACAATGATGGAACTAAAATGTTTATTGTTGGTGAATTTGGACAAGAGGTTAATGAATACGCATTAGGAAGTTTCTTAAAGCCATCAGGTTACCATGCTGTTCACACTAAAAACTCTACCGACTCTACCTATTGGACTGACATAAATTCTATGACTGCTGATGAAGCTGCAGGTGATGGGACTGTACATTACTGTGTATCTACTGATGATAGGGCTATTTGGAAAATTGCACATAACAGTAATGGTATAAGGTCTATTGTTCGTAACAACTCAGGAACTTGGCAGTATAACTCTAATGCTACTTATGGCTCAGAAACTTGGGTTAATGGTGCAACTAATACTGAATTAGCTACCTTACAAGAAGCTATGGGTACTTCTGTAAATAGAATGAACAAAACTCAATTAGACGCTGTAGCAGATGCCAACCACTTTACATTAGGTAATGATTTAGATTTAGGGATTATCTTTAATTTATCTAGTGGTACTACAGTTCCTTCTAGTGATGGTGTATCTATTAACTATGATGCTAATGTATTAAACAAAGGAGCAATTTTAGGTACTGACTATGACTTTGATGCTCCTGCTCAAAACAAAGTACGAATAACAGCACTTGCTGCTAATAACTTAAAAATAAGAGTTGTATAATAAATAATACAAAAAGGAGTAAACATGCCTAAACCTACAACCGCAACCGTAAACCAAAAAATAGACGATCATGTAGATGCTTGTACAAGTAGGTATGAGGCAATAGATAAAAGACTGTACAGAATAGAAGCTATACTTATAGGAGCTAGTGTTTCTGTAATAGGGTTATTACTTAAAATAATTATAGGCTAGAGGGAAGAAAGATGCCAAGAAAACCGTTGACAAAGAAAGAAAAACAAATGAGAGCAGGAGCCTTAGCTAGGCAAAACATGTTTCTTGGTGGTTTAACCCAATCTCAGATAACAGATATGGTTAAGCAGTATCAGGCTAATCAACCTCCTGCGGCTACAACTCCTTCAGTAACATTAGATACACCTACTACTACTACTACTACACCAACTACTACTACACCAACTACTACTACACCAACTACTACTACACCAACTACTACTACACCAACTACTACTATACCTACAGGTTTAGGAAATATTTTAGGTAACTATACAGGCACAATTCAACTTCCTGGTGGTGGCACTCTTAATACGGACACTCTTAACGAACAAATAGCTGCTGCCACATCTGCAAACAATACCACAGGTACTAATAATACAACAGACGATAACACCACTACAACTACAACAGACGATAACACCACTACAACTACAACAGACGATAACACCACTACAACTACTACAACTGACGATGACACTCCAGAAAAAACTATAGTAAGCGTAGTATCTAATAACGATGGTACTTCTACTGTTACTTACAGTGACGGAACTACAGAAATAGTTGGAACAAAAACAAAAACAATTACAAACACTGTAGACAATGGGGATGGAACTGTTACTGTTACTTACAGTGATGGAACATCTGAAATAATAGGAACAAAAAGAGATACTGTAACTGGTGGTGCTACTGGAGGACAAAATACAAATATTGAGGGTGCATACTCAGACGTAATAAATCAAATGGACCAATATGCAGGTCTTACAGGCAAAGCACCTACTTTAGCTCCAGGTCAAACATACAACCCACAAAACATGGGTGTACTTTCTGGTGAGTTAGAAACTACCGCAGGCATACAATTAGGAGCAGACCCTGCTGCAGCTACAAAAATAGCAGCTTCTGGAGATTTATCTGCTACTGTACCTACAGCTATGGATGCAAACACCATAGAAGGCACAACAAATACACAAGAAAATATAAATAATTTAGCTTTATCTGCACAACAAACAAATGCTCTTTCCGATAGTGCTGAAGCTCAAACAGGTGCTGTAAATGCCAACGCCACAATAACTAATGAAACACTAGCAGGAATAAAACCTGCGGCAGATAGTATAGAAATTAAAAAAGCTGAACTTACAAAAGAACCTACAAATATGACTGGGGCTACTTTAAGTGAAGCTGTACCACAAGCTAACCAAGTAACTACAGATTATAATGTAGCTATGCAAGCAGCACAAGGCACAGTCTCTAATGATCAGTTAGCTACTGCTCAAACACTACCTGGAAGTGTAGCACAAGCCGAAGCACAAGTAATGTCTGAATTAAATCAACAGGCTACTATGCAAGCTGCCCAAACAAGCACTGACGAATTTACTAGGACTCAAGCACAGGCTGTGGAGCAACAGATGTCTGAAGTGCCTAAAGAAGCTACTGTACAAGGACAATTAGAAAACCTTATGGCACAATTTGCTGATGGTAAAACTCCTGCTTATGCTGCAGGTGCTATACGTAATGCAAATGCTGTTATGGCTCAAAGAGGTTTATCTGCAAGTTCTATGGCAGGTATGGCTATTATGCAAGCTGCAATGGAAGCATCTATTCCAATAGCTGCACAAGATGCTCAAGTATTTAGAGAGATAAATCTTACAAATATAAACAATAAACAAAAGGTAGCTTTAGCAAATGCTGCTGCTGCTACAAATATAGCATTATCAAATCTTAGTGCTAGACAACAATCAGCCTTAGCTAATTCAACAAATGCATTTAAGTTACAAAGCCAATCTTTAACAAATACACAACAAACTGCTTTAGCTAATGCACAACTTCAGTATGCTATACAAGACAAAGAATTAAGTTTTGCACAACAAACTAATTTAGTAAATGCTGCTAGACATGCAGAGTTAAATAATATTAATTTAAGTAACGACCAACAAGCAAGGTTAACAAATACTTCTGCAAATTTACAAGTAGATTTAACAAATTTAAGTAATAAACAACAAACAGCTTTAGCAAATACTCAAGTAGAAGCTGCTATTAGAGGTCAAGAACTTACTAATGCACAGCAAGCACAGGTTATAAATGCTGCAAGGTTAGCAGAACAAAACAATCTTACGTTTACAGAAGAACAAACACGTAATTTAAACAATGCTAAGATTATGGAAAACATGACCTTAACAAACTTAGATGCAGATATGAGAGCCGCACTTACAAATGCTGCTACTTACGCAAATATGGATATGGCTAACTTAAATAATAGACAACAAGCTGAAGTTCTAAATGCTCAAGCTTTTTTACAATTAGATATGGCTAACCTTACAAATAAACAGCAAGGTGAAGTATTACAATATCAAGCTAAAACACAAGCTCTATTTACAGATGCTGCAGCAGATAATGCTAGAAAACAGTTTAATGCACAATCTGAAAATCAAGTAGATCAATTCTTTTCTCAATTAGGAGCTACTGTTAGAGATCAAAATCTGAATAGAGTAGCTGCTATGAGACAGTTTAATGTAAACGAACAAAATGCTCAAGCAAGATATAATACATCTATTGTAGATGCTAGAGATAAATTTGACTCCACAATGCAAGCACAGATTAATCAATCTAATGCAGCTTGGCGTAGGCAAATAAATACAGTAAATACTGCTAATCAAAATGAAGCTAATAGGCAAAATGCACTTAACTTGTTAAACGTAAGTCAAAATGCATTAAACAGAATATGGCAAGCCTATAGAGATGAAGCAGGATGGTTAACACAAAAAGGGTTAAACAGAGAACAGTTTGCACATGAGTTAGCAAAGATAGGATTATCTGGAGATGTAAATGCAAGATTGTTTAATCAAAAGGTAAAAACAGATGTTTGGTCTAAGGTAGGTACAGGCATCTATAATTGGGTAAAAAATTTATAAGGATATAAAATGACTGCACGTTCTAATAGTTTAAGGACTTCTTTAAGTAATATAGGAAAAGGCATAAAAGAGTTTGTTTCGCCTATCACGGATGCGGTTACTGCAGGAGGTAAATTTGTAAAAGATGTAATTACTTTAGGAGGAGAAATTCCTCTAGAAGTATCTGCACAAATTTTAAGTATAGATCAATTAAAAGAAAAATTTCCAGATGCTTCAGAAGATATGTTAAATCAATTATACTTAAATCAAGCTGTATCTTCTTTAAACAAGCAAGAAGACAAAGGCTTTGTATCTCGTTCTACTATAGGAGAATTAAGCCCTGATCCTGTAGATGCTAGAATGGTAGCTTTAACCTCTGATACTAGTGTAAGCTCTGTTAGTAAACCTACAGAAGCTATACTTGAAAGTTTAACTTCTAAAGTATTAAACTCAAACGAATCTATAGCAGATGGTATAGCTAAAAGAAATGAATTTTTTCAATATCAAGATGCTATTTCAATAGACCCTGAAATAGATACAACACCAACTATTACCTTAGGTAGATAAAATGCAAACAAGAGAAGAAACAATAGAAAAACCACAAGGTTTAAGTTCTGTAAATACATTAGACCCTATGGATTATCCTACACCAGGAGCTTCCTTAACGTCTGATCCAAAAAATGCAGCATATGAAAACCCTGCTCAAATTACTGATCCTGCTAAAGCAGTTGATGAAGTTATAGCATCATTTGAAACTCCTGAAACAAAAAAAGAATTAATGTCAGCCATAGCTTCAGGATTTCCTGTAGAAGCTATAGTTAATAGCATGGCAATAGGTGGAGTTGCTGAAGGTAGATTTAGCCCTGATGTAGCTGAAATAATTAAACCAATAGTAGCTTTATACCTAATAAAAACAGCTTTAGAATTAGGAATCCCTGTAATACCATTTACAGATGAAGTTATGGATGAAGAATCTATGGATAAAAAACTTGAAGAAGAAACTATGTCAAGTATGGAACAACTTGCACCTGAAAGAGCAAGATTTGCTAAAGGCAAACAAGCTATGGAAGAATTAAAACAAAAAGCTATAGATGCAGATCAAGTAATGCAAGCTAGAAATAAAATACGTCAAAAAGAAGAAGAAATGCCTACCGTAGAATCTGACGGTACTTTTTTAGAAATGGAAGGAGTGTAACATGAGTTTTTTATCATTCTTAGGGGGAGTTGCTGACGGTTATAATGCAGATGTAAAAAGAGATGCTGCACTAGAAGCAGAAAGACAAAAATTACTTATAGCTGCTTCTATTTCAAATATGCAAAAAAGTAGGGATGCAAAAACATTTACATACACAGATAGTATAACTGGGGATTCTATTACTTTACCTACTATAAATAATATTCCTACAAAACTCACTGAAAAAAAAGTGTTTGCTAACTCTGTTATTGATTTTGCTAAAGATGACCCTGGTAAGTTAGCTAGGCTTGATAATTTTATTGTTCAAATGAATAGTGATCCTAATAACCCATATGAATACCCTAACAATTACGCAAGTAACCTTTTAACTAGACAAACTATTTTAGGCACCTTAGGCGAAACACATGATGAAAATGGAAAATTACTTCCTCAGCCTGATTATGGTTATCTACAAAACACACAAAGTTTTTCAGGTTTACATGATGAAATACAAAGTAGAAGTTTAGGTGGTAGAGATATTACTATATACCCTGAAGCTAAAGCAAATCCTATAAGAGGTAAAATAACTTCTAAAAATGAATTTATTATCAATAGTGATCCTAACTATGATACTATTGATGGAGAAGAAATCACAGTCTCTCCATCTCTTTTTGTTAGTCCAGATGGTAGAAATAACAGAGCAGCGTATGAAAGTTTGAGAGAAAGTAAAAAAACTCAAGGAACTATATTAGATAGTAATCTTGCAAACAGTTTAGTAGTAAGTGATATGTTTAATAATATAAACTCAAATGATATTACTCAAGCAGGAACTATAAGGAAAAGAGTTAATAGGTATTTTAAAAATACCACGGAAGTAGAAATGTATGACCCTGTTTTAGGAAGTAATCGTAAAGTTAAAAGACCTACAGGTTTTGATATTATTGATTTTAAAGAAAACATATCAAATATGATACATGATCCTTCTATAGAAAGTAGGGGAGGTAAATTTATAGGTTTAAGTGGAGATGCTTTTAATAATAGTGAAGAAGGACAAAAACTTATAAATAAAGATCAAGAATTATTAGGTAGCTATAACGAAATTTTAAAATCAGGTTTAGCTTATGTAAAAATTTTAAAAGAAGCGATAGAAGACCCTAATATAAGTGATAACGACACAGCTATCAACCCTTCAGGTTTTATAGGTACAATTAGTGATGCTCTTAATACAGTTTTAGGTCAAGAGGGTTATGTAAATCAATTTAAAACTTTATCAAAACAATTATCTGGTTTAAAAAATAATTTAAGTTCAGAACGTTTTGGTGGTGCTTTTAGTGGTAACGAAGAAAAAGGTAAGCTTACAAAAGATCAAACTGTTTTTGGTTTAGATGCAAGAGGCAGATTAAAAAAAGGATGGGGTGTTCAAGAAGAAGTATCTGCAGCCGTAGACGCATTAGCTACTACTGCAAATGCTAGAAAAAGATTACAAGCTTTAGAAATTATTATTGGTTATAAGGCAGCTTTAGTTATGCAAGGTGGTAAATCAGAATCTGCAAGAATATCTAATGAAGATTTTATAAAAGGTGTTGAAGCTTCTGTAGGAACTGGTAATATTACTCAGAGGATGCAGACTGTATTAGACTTTTTAAAAAGAAGAATAGAAGAAACTGCAGCTATAGAATTAACTAATTCTGTAAAGGGCTATAATTATTTTGCTAATAAACCTAAAGTAGAAACATATATTAGAGAATATGCAAATAGAGGACATGATATTTACAATGATGAAAGAGTAGAAAAAACTACTAACCCATACTATTTATCAGATGTTTTATTTTTATTTAATGATAGGCTAGGTATGGAGATGTTAGACATTGAAAATTATCTTAATAGAGGTAGGTTTAAAAAAATATTTAGGGCTGATATAGAAAAGCCTAAACCTGAACCTATTCCTGATCCAAACTTTGATCCTACAAAAGGTTTAAGAGGAGGAAAAAGTTAATGGTTAACCCCTTAATACCCATAGCAGGTAATATAGCTATTGCAGAAGGTCTTGAAGAATTAACAGAAGAAAGAAGTAATGATTTAAGAAGTTTAATTGAGACTGAATCAAACGTAGCAAATATTGATCCTAATAAGTCTGTTACCTTATCAGCACTGTTTCAACAACTAGGAAATGAATATGTTAACAATAACATTGATTTAACAGAAACTGTTCCAGAAAAAACTATAGGTGCTGATTTAAGTAAAGTACCTAATATTTTATACAATTCTAAAGTAAATCCCTACAATGTAATAAGAGATTTAGAATATAAACAACCCTCAAGAGAAAGAACTTCACAAGCACTTCTTAGAGGAGATGAAGATATTCCAGATATACCTAAATTTAGTATTGATGCAGAAGGTGCCAGACAATACTATGATTTACTTGTAGATAGTGAATTAAGTTATTTACAAGGTGAAATAAATGAAGCCCCAGATGAAGAGACTAGAGCAGAATTTCAAAATAGATATAATGTTGTAGAAAGTAATTATAAAAAAAATAATGCATTAGGTTATGTTGATTATGTTGGAACTAAAGCAAAAGATTGGGCAGATTTTACTGGAGATACTTTAGTTGTAAATGCTAGAGGCGGTATATTAAGCCCTTTAAACATTACTGGGTTTGCAGGATTAGCTACAGGTTATTTAGGAGAGTACGTTGCTAAAGGTGGAGAAAAAGTTAAAGAGTTTTTTACTGCAGAATCTTTAAAAGATAGAGATACATATGGTAAACAATTACTTTCAGAATCTATTGCAAATAATAGGAATGAATTTTTATCTAGTATAGGGGAAGCAAAAGATGAATTAGATAGTTCTATACACTATCAAAGTTATCTAATGAACGCAGGTAGTATTCAAGATGTATACGAAATAGCATTTGAGGTTTTAGGAGAAGGTAGTTTATTAACTAGTGCAGGAAAAGGTATAGGTAAGGGGATGTTATCTGGTAAACAAAATCTTCCTTTAGGGTTACCTGCTGTAAATGTTTTTGGTACTTTTAATAAAGCAAGAATAGATGAGATAGACGCAATAACACAACAAAGTTTTAATGCTTTTAAACAAGCTAATAAAAATGGTGTTATTAGCACAGGATGGAAAAAAGGAACAGCAGCAATAAAACAAGGGTTTTTAGGTAGAGCAGGAGCATATGGTGATGATGTTGCAATACAAGCAGAGACTATGGATGCTTTTATTAATACTGGTGTAGCTACTTTGCTTGGTGCACAAGAAGCAGATTTAGTTCCTGTACCTGATTCTCTAATAGGTAATTTTGGTCTTATGATACTTTCAGGAATATTTGGTCATAAGATAGGAGAAATAGCCTACAAGGGTCCTTCTGGTGTTCTAAACTCTATAGCTTTAAGCACAAGTAAAGGAAACTATTTTGGACAAGGAAAATATTTTGAAGATAGGCTTGATAGAAAATTAATTAATGATAAAGATATACCTGAAGGTATTGTAACTGAACTTAATAAACCTATTGATAATATGCCTGCAGAATCTATACCAGAAGGAGTATTTAAAACTGATCCTAATAATCCTGATAGATATGGTTATTTACTTTCAGAATATTTAATGCCTCGTAAACAACAAAGATTATTTAAACCACAAGAAATGGATGATTTCGGTAATGTGCTACCACTAGATAATAACGAAATTGCCTACAGACAGGCTCAAACAGCGTTTAACAAAAAAATGGAGTATAGTAAACTTTCTGCTACACAACTAAAAAGAGATAGGAAGTTTTTTGAAATATTTAGAAAAATAGAAAAATCAAATCCTGAACAGTATGAAACTATTTTAAGAAACGTAAATGCGGTAAGAAATAAAATAGACGGAATATATGATGAAATTTTGGATTCAGAAACAAAACAAATAAAACCAAGGTACAGGGGGGTATTTTCTAATGATGATGTAGAAGCTATAGAAGTATACTTTGATAATTATCTAGGAACTAGTATGTTTGGTCAATTTACAGAGGCACTACAAACATCTGCTGATTTAGGCTTTTTTGGTAATAGGCTAAACAGTCTATTTGCCAATGATTATATAGAAATGCTTGGCGTACAAGAAAGAAATATTGATAAGTTAACTAATCTGCACAATGGGCTATTACAGAAAATAACAAAAATAGAAGATAGTAACGGTAAAAAATTTTTAGAAGACGTAATGAAAGAGTTAAATATAGGAAGAGATAAACAATTTGAAACTTATGAAAAAAATAAATCTTACATAAATGCAGAAGTAGCTAAAGCTAACGCAATAATTAAAAATGAAGTAAGTGGTTTTGATTTAGACAATTTATATAATGAAAAAAGCATTTTATTTAATTACATAAATCCTAGAGAAATTAATTCAGTTAAAAAGCATGATGATTTATATACTAAAATTACAGGTGCAACTAGAGATACAAGAAAAAATGCTATTGATAATTTAGGAATTAAAATAAGAAATACTATAGATACTGAATGGGATGAAGTTTTTGGAGACGGTGGTTCTATGGAAAAACTTTATGATAACTTTAAAACTAGAGTAGATGAAAATGGAGTTATTACTAAAGTAAAAATATCAGATGCTGATGTATCTCCTAGACTAAATGAAATAGTAGGTTTAGCAGACAAAGATTTAGTTAATAATCAATCTTGGAAAACTATAAATTCTTTATTTGCAAAAGCAGGGTTTGAACCTAAAAGAACATACACTCCTGAAATAGAAGGTGCAGAGCCTATAAATATATATGTAGATAAAAACACTACTATGGAACAGTTTATATCTGCTAGGTCTAGATTTAAAAGAACAGAAAGACAAAACATACATACAGAAGAAGGTCACGTTGCACATGAAAATGCTGAAAAAATGACTAACTTCTTAAACGATTCTACTTTAGAAAATTTAAAACAGATAAACAAAGAGTATACAGAACAAAGTCAAATATGGAAAAGTGGTTTTGGTAGGGAAGCTATGATGCTAGATAGTGCAGGTGTAAATGTTTTTGGAGACGATACTATTGCAGATAGGCTTTTAAGTAATGTATTAACCAAACCAGGAGTCTCAAAAAATTTAGAAAAATATTTTGGAACTCAGGAACAAGGTCTTGAATTTGTTATACAAAAAATAACGCATGATATACATATGGGAAAACAATTTGATGATTTTGCTTGGGGAAAAATAGAAAATTTTTTAGATGATAATTATGTTCCTTCATCTAAAAATTTACCTCTTTCTGGTATGAGGTCTACTGAATATCCAAAAGGAACTTTAGCAAAAGACCTTAAAGATTTTTACACAGCTAGAAAAAATATAGAAGTTCAATTAAAAGAAAGTATAATAGATTTTGGAACTAAACAAAAAACAGCTTTAGAGTTATCTCGTAAAAATGAAGCTATAATTCAAAATGTAATTGCTCCTGCATTAAATCTTGAAAGAAGAAGTTGGAAAGGTTTTATAGAAACAATAAATGATCCAACTAAAACTTCTTTAGAAGGTATTGAAAATTTTTACAAAGCTGTAAATGAATATAATCCTGAAGGTATATCAAGAAGAGAATTTGACGATGCTATAGCTTATGGTTTAAAAAATACAATAGTAGAAAAATTATTAGATGCTTCACAAACAAGTTTACAAGCAGTGGATGCACCAGAGTTTAAAATATTAGAAGGACCTTTAGCCATAACGTCAAAAGATAAAAGTGCAAAATTAGAAAAAATGTTTAGGATGCAAGCTAATGGTTATGAAAAAGTTATTAAAGAATATGATAATTTAATAAAGTATGTTCAACAAAGAGACCCTTCAACTGAGGCTATTTTTAAAACAGCAGGAGATATTAGGGATATTGCAGACACTGCTATAGTAGATAGGTCTAGAGTTACTTCTGGAAAAATATTAAATGTTCCTACTATGCCTTCTTTTTCAAAACTACAGTCTTTAGTATATTCATGGAACAGAGGCGTTATAGGTACTAGATGGTTAATTTCAGATTTAGCTAGAACACATATGGCTAATGTAAATGCTAGGTTAATGGCAGAAGTTTTAACAAGTAAGGATAGTGCTTTATTAATAGGTAAATTATTACAGGAAAAACCTATAACAGGATTTGAAAGAATAAAATTACGAGGATTTATTTTAGGTTCAATACCTTCAATTAGTGAAGTACACGGAGAAAGACTAACTCCAAGAAAAGAAGCAAGATTAAGAAAGAAAAGATTAAATAGTGTTGAAAATTTAGTAGATCAATTAGCACCAAAAGACACTAAATTAAAAAGTATATACATGGATGAAAGAAGTTCTGAAGAAGAACAAATGGCTAATTTACTTGCACCTGCATTTTAAATAAAACCCACAATAGGAGATTGTTGTGATTAAAAACCTACGAGAGTATGCTATCATAGGGGTAGCATTAATATCTGTTAGTAGCCTCCTACTAGCTGAGGACTCTAACATAACTAATACAACTACAAGCACTGTAACTAGTACAAATACCAATAATAATACTAATAATAATACAATCAATAGTACATCCGTTGCAACAAACAATAATAACAATGTGAACACTAGCACCATAACTACAACTGCTACTAACAACAATACTACAACTAGTACAAGCACTGTAACATCTGACATTACTCAGACACAAAACGTAACAAACAATACTACTAGTGCTATAACTAGTAACTCGACAGCAAGCAATACAAACCTAAATACAAATAACAGCACTAACCTAAACACTAATAATTCTACAAGCACTTCTTCTGTAACTACAGAAAATGTAAACACAAATACAAATCAGAATACCAACATAAACAATAATAATAGTACTAGTGTATCTGAGAATAGCTCTACACAGAAGGTAACACAAAGAATTAAAACTGCTCCTCCCTCCGCCATAGCCCCTTCTATAATGTCATATAGTCAGGACTTGTGCACTACAGGAGCTAGTTCAGCAGTCCAAACTCAGTTCTTTGGTGTATCATCTGGTAGAAGTGTACGAGACGAAAACTGCGAAAGATTGAAAAACTCCAAGGCTCTTTACGATATGGGGATGAAAGTAGCTGCTGTAGCTCTACTCTGTGAAAATCCTGGCGTGTGGAGATCGATGATGCAGGCAGGCACACCCTGTCCGTATAAAGGCAAGATAGGTGAAGAAGCACGTATTGCTTGGGAACAGAACCCAGAAGATAGACCTGACTGGGAAGACGTAAAAAAAGAACTTGCCACACACGAATTTAAAGCCTACACTAAACCAAAGTTCTGTAAGAAGTATCCTACACATAAGATATGTACAGACTCTTAACATTAATCTTCCTACTGGGTAGTACCGTATATGCAAACACACCTACATTTACTGTAGGCAGTGACCCCCTTCTTAACATACAAAATACTGGTACTGCCCTAAACCTTGGTGACGATCAAATGTCTGGGATGAAACCTCTAGGCTTTGACTTTGAGTTTTATGGTTCTACGTTTGATGATGTAAACATATCTATGAATGGTTTCTTTACCTTCCAGAACAATTTCTCTGTTCCTAGACAAAGAAACTACTTATCAGAGGTTATACCTGCTACCTCCTTCAATTACACAGTATACCCTCTTTGGACCGATTTAATTAACAACGGCACACAAAATCCCTACATAAAGACCTTTGGTAATACATCTGATACAGATCAATACTTTGTAATCGGATGGTATAATGCAAGAGAGTATAACAACTCTAACAAAAATTCTTTTGAAGCTATCTTGTACGAAACGACAAATGTTATAGAGTTTAGATATGATAAGATAAAAGTATCAAACCACGACATAACTATAGGCTTGCAAGGTAACAATGAGGCTGTGACTTATTTAAGATATGAGGACACTAACTCAACAACTTTTAATAGAACAGAGGATTGGTCTTTAACTACAGACACAGTTATAGATGAATCTTTTACTAACCTATCTTCTGAGTGTTTAATCGACTCTGACTTCAGTGAACTCTGTGATGTTTACGACTTAAGTTTTGATATAGAAGAAGATGACTACTACCTACAGGGCTCAGGAGTTTCTGATGCTATGCTGTTAGGTTACGATGATGAGGATGATTTTTATGGTTTCAATGATGAAGAGCTTTATACAGGAGCACTCATTTTTTCTACGAGTGATGATGGCAGGAGTGATACTGGTGATTTCTACGATGATATTACTAGCATTGGTTATATGGAATATGATAGCAGGGATGTAGAAGAATATGAAGACACTTTTGATAGTTTCGATATATTTGATTTTGGGGATTCTACTCTGGATAATAGTACAGAAGGATCATTAACTTTTGTAGATATACTAATACCTTTAGATGAATTACCTGAGGTAAGAGTTACAGAAGAAGAGTTTGTAGAGTTTGCTCAACATATGGATGAGCACTTTGACTTTGAAGATGAAATGGATAGAGAAGAATACGAAGAACAGTTTGAAGGCTTTGAAGAAGAGATTGAGGAGAGAGAAGAACTTGGAGAAACGGAAGAAGAGTTTGAAGAAGAATATGAAGAAGAATTTAAAGAAGAGGAGATTAGTGAGGAACTTGCTGAAGAATCAGGAGATAGACCTGAACGAAGAACTAGACGTAGGGATGTAGTATCTAATACAAATTCTATAGTTAGTAATTCTATAGCTAACAGTTACGGAGACAGTAACTCCTCTAGTACAAACAGCACTACAGCTTCTGCAGTATCAGGAGGCTCAGGTGGCACATCTATATCTAGTTCACCTAGTATCTCAGACCAGATAGCGTCTGCACAAGTACAAACAAACAATGTTTTACAATCTATAGAGATACTGCCAGTGCCTACTATGGACAATACACCATCTATGGCAATGGCTGAGGTACAAGTTACCAGTATGGAAAACCAAATACAAAGTGTTACAAGCACTATGGTTACATCATCTGAAGCAGAACAGATAGCAGAGGAGATAGTAGCCAACAACATAAGAGCACAACAAGAACAATCACAAGCACAACAAGAGGAGTCTGGACAATATGATTCTCAAGGACAATCTAATTTAATTGCCTACATGAACTACGTACCCAACTTCTCTGACTATACTTCTGCTAACATAACAGATCAAACAAACTGGTATACACCAACTGTGATATACGCAAGTGTAACGCTAGAAGATAATGCAGGGTATAGTTTTATGGTATCTGATAGTATGAACACCTTACAAAACATGACAGGTGGACAGTCTACAGAATTTTTTATAGATAGGAGATAGTATGGCAGAAGAAGTAAAGATAGTAGAAGTTGAAAGAAAGTCCTGGTATAACAATCCAGAAGGCTTTGACAAGTGGAGAATATTTCCTAGGCTTCTAATTAGTTTATATGGATTAATGTTTTACAAAACATCCATGTGGTTTATGACTTTACCAGACCCTACCAATGCACAATCAGCTTTTGTATCTGTGATAGTGGGTGCAGGAGCAGCTTGGTTCGGTCTTTACGTAGGCAAAAAATAATGCATTTAATAAAAAAATTTATAATAAAAACAGATAGAGTCCTAGGATGGCTTACTTGTTTTTTTATAATAGCAGGTGTCATTAGACACTGGTAAATTAAGGAGAACAATATGAAAAACATATTACCAAAGCTACAGCAGTACATTACCATAATAGGGGTGATAACTGCAATAGGAGGGGGCTTCTACACGTGGGGACAATTTAATTTACGTCTTGACAATATAGAGAAAAGAAAGTTTAAGACTGTTAACATTGCACCTTTAGAAACTAAAGTAGAAAACCTTGAGAAAAGATTAGATAGAGTTGAAGGTAGAGTTGACAATATTGGTAACAATGACAACCCTTTAGCTAACTAGTATTTACATTATAAATAGTTTTCATTACAACTATTGATTGGACAAATCTGTATTCTGTGTGTATAATGAAAGTATCATTAACCTTTCCATGCCTAGGAGTATTTCATGGAAAACATTGTGCACGTAGCATCGTATTTAGTAATAATCATCTGTTTATCACAGGTTCTGTAAAAAAAAGTTCCTCAGAATCGTTTCTAAGACCCTTTTAACACCTCCTGAATAGTAGACATCCAAAAACAGCAACTTTTGCTGTATGAGCTTCTATGGGCTTTACAGAGGATTACTTCAAAAATGTAGGGATTTTGTCTTGTAAAAGCTCTATTTCACGCTTTAAACCGTATAAAAGATTAGTTAGGGTAAGTGTACCTTCGTAAGTATCATTCCATTCATCCATTGCTTGTCTAAAAAGCCTAGGATCAAGAGATTGATTTTCTAGATACACTTTACCGTCTTGACTTAACTCTACAGTTAGTTGTGCAAGTATAGCTCTATTCTTCTGTTTTTTCTGCAACGGACTGATCCAATACTTTTCTTGTTGTTGGGTCAACTAAGACATGTTGCATAGCTCTAAGACTATTAAGCATTTCACTTACTTCACCATAAGGTAGAGTTGCTAGCTTCTGTAAGATAGTATTAGCTAGTTGGTCTTGCATAAGATAGAACCTTACAGGTTTAAAAGCTTCGTTCTGGTCTGGTGTACTAGGGTCATCAGCCTGGAATGTGCCATCCTCCTTACGTGCTCTTTCTTTTTTTACTTCTTCTTCACTCATCACTAACTCCTTCTTCATCGTGAATAAACAACGCTATGATTGCATAGTGTATTAATTTAAGCAAGTCTTTTCTTTGATCTTCATGACTTCCTTTCTTTCCATATCGTTGTGCATACTTAAGCACATTACCGATACAAAAACCTTTACCATACCCTGAGTCTATAATTACCTCAGTAGCCTGTAGATTATTTTTAGAATAATGCTGTGTGTAGGTGTTTATTATGTAAACTAGAATTTGTTTAATTAAATTCTTTTCGTTATATTTAAACATCCTTTTTCCTCGGAAAAGCAATTACATTCTCTCCTTTACTTTCTACTTCTTTCTTTCTTTTTTTATCTAACTCTCTGTGTATAGCATAATTACCTGCTTCCATAACTAAATCTTGTTGTTCGGTAGCCAGACTCATAAGACCTGAAAACAATATGTACATCTTAGTTGCAGCACCTTCTGCAACATCGCCTGGAAGTTTATCTGCACCTAGTATTTCAAAACCATTATCTTCTGGTTTTAGTACAATATATAGATAACCTTCTTTTAAGTCAAGTGCATCTACAAATTTTTTAACTCTATCATCATCTTCAAACGTAATACTTATATCATCAGTCATCCATCCACTCCTTAGGTATAGTTCCTTGTGCCCAAAGAAAACCATGCCTATCACACCAATCTGCATACGTAGTTTTTGAACCTTTTAATATTTTGTTATCTGCCTGTACAAATATAAACCTTACATCTAAATCTTGCCATTGTTCTTTTATCATAAGATGTTTTACTCTATCATTTGTTGTAAGCCTACCCTTAGCCTCTATGTAAAAGTCTTTTTCTTTTATGTAAAAATCTGGGGTGTATGATCTTATCTTAGGTACATATGTAAAAGTCTTAGGTTCGTAATCAAACTCTATCTTTTTCTTACCTAAGTCTGCAGCAATTCTTATCTCAAACTTTGATCTATATGGTAATTTCAACATCTTTAGGGCATCCTATATCTAGTAATTCTAACACATTATCTATTATTTCTTTTTCGTAAGGCTCACCATTATCATAATCTATAGCTTCATAAAACTCATTTATCAAAACTATAACTATACCTTTTTGTAAAAGAATGTTACGTACTTTTTCTAAACTTTGATCTAGTTCATTCATACCTCTTGTTTCATCAAAAGGTTTTACAGGAGATAAGCCTACATACAAAGGTATACCGAAATCACTATCTCTAAGTATCTTTACTATGTCTGACCCTTTCTGGTGACTCCAATTATCAGGATACAAATAATGTACATTTTTATTTTCTGTAAAGTCTGCTACAGAAAGATTATAAGTTTTAAGAATGGGCATCTGTGACTACTTTAGTGTACCATGCATACGGAGGGTTCTTTGCCCTAGATGTTTGCTTAGGTATGTATTTTGCTTTAGACCAACAGTTATGCCTAAACCCACAGAAACCACACTCTCTAGGTAAAAGTTTGTTACCATTAGGTTCACCTTTATCTATTTCATCTGTAGGCTTAAACTGTTTTTCTATTCTTTTAGTTTTCTTTAGTTTACGTACATTAACAGTGGCTGACTCTAAGGCTTCTTTTTTTTCTTGCTCTTGAATGTCTGGAGCTTCACAAACCGTGACCTCACCTGACGATTTATCTACAACGATCCACCCTCCAAATGGCTTATCTACACCTTCAGCGTAGGCATAACCTTGGACTACGTACCCAAAAGGATCATCTTCTTTTACCTTAGAGTAGCCACCGAACTTTCCAAACTTATTCTGAAAAGCATAGGGACTGGCAGATTTAATATCATATACCTTATCATCTATTATAATATCTAAAGTACCATCAATATCTGTATCATCTAAATTAATTTTTGTTTTCTTTTGTTCATCTTGCACATCTATTCCAGATGCTTTCATAACTGCTACCAAAGCAGCTTCTACTAAGTCTCCTAGTAAGAAACGCATAATTGCATTGTAACTAAACTCTTGTTCAATACCTAGCATTTCTGATTGTTGTTGACATAGAGGTTTACCTAGACCAGACAAACGTAATTTATATTTGTTTGAATCTCTAGAAAATTGTTTCTCTAGTGCTTGACCACAAGAATCTTTAAACTCTTGAACCAGAGAGGAAGGCATTTCTGCCTCCCCCTTGATCCCTCTCTTCAAATAATCTTGTATGAGTATTTGAATCGAGTTCATTTATGCCTCGACAGCAGCAAGGTCGATAGCATTTTCCACACCTAAGCCACCTTTAGCTTCAGTGTGTTCCTCTGATACACGGAGATTATAGGAATTAATCGAATCAGCAAAGCTCTTTAAAAGTTCTTTATCTTCTTTCGAGAAATCCACTGTATCAGAAATAGACATGTCACTAGAATAATAGATAGTCGCACCATTCTTATGACGTACAGATTTCATCTTTGCTACAACATTCCAAGTAAGTAGGTTTTTACTATCTACATCTTTAAAGAATTGAGATATAGGAGTAAAGCTTGCTCCCTTAGCATAGAATACTACTGGCACATCTGTTACAGGAGCATCTTCACCTGTTGCAGTTTTACCATCAGCAATAGATACTAATCCGTATAGTACTTGATTACATTTAACCATAGCAGATGCAGCAGCTTCTGGAGAATCAGCACCTAACTCTTCTATTTCTTTACGAGTTAGTTTACCACACTTATATCCGCCTTCGTTATCTGGGAAGACATCATTAAGTTTAGCTTGCTGAGTGCTACGAACAGAGTATGCACCCTGCTCATTGTCCCATAGGCTGTACATAAACCTTCTCACGAAAACTCTTAAAGTCACATCTTTACCAAAAACTTTTTCTTTAGTGTTTGGGTTGTATAATGCGAAGTGACCTCTAGGTAATGTATTACCTGCATCATCTTCTGGTGAGTGGTTAATTGACAATCTAGCAAACGAATCGCCAGAGGATTGAGACTCCATCCCATCCCTTTGACCAAGCAGATTTGCTAGTTCATCTACAGACAATTTATCCAGATTATCTGGAATTACGAGGTCTGTATTCTCGGTAGTCGCTAGTTGTGTCATATATTACTCCTTATGAGTTGCACAATCTTACTATTGTATACTAGAACTAAATTAATTGCAAGCATTAATTAGAAAAAATTTCTTTAGTATCTAGCCAGTTGCTTCCGATTTTAATCTCAATGCCTACAGGCATATCATACTCAATGCCCCATCTTCTCTTGGCTTGCTGAGGGATGGAGAGCATACATTCTTTGACAGTCTCAATCACTTGATCCTCTTCATCAGGATGTACATCCACCACTATACTATCATGTACTGTATTACAAAGCAGGGATTTAAGTTTCTTTTTCTTAAACTCCTCGAAGGTAAGCACTAGAGCAGACGGAAGTAAATCTGCTGTCGCAAACCCCTGTACAGGATAATTCTTTACGCTAGTCCCATGTGTAATGCCTCTAGCTGTTCTCTTTACATAAGGAAATCTGTATTCCCTACCAGAAGGTAGACTCACAACTTTATATTTTAAAGCCTCTTGAGCTAACCTATCATGCCATTCACCAATTCCAGGGTACACTTCTGTAAATTGATAGTAATATCTGTGTACATGTTCAGGTAGACCCATACCAGTAGCACCATACAAAGGTGCAAAAGTATGTGCTTTGGCATTTTGTCTTTCTTCTGACGTAATGTCTTCTTTATCTTTACCAGTTATAATCGTAGCAGTCAAGTTGTGTACATCAACACCACCCTTGACATTTTCGTATACATGCTTATCTTGACTAAGGTAGCCTGCTACTCTGTACTCTAGCTGTGCGTAATCCCCTTCAAGAATCTTACCACCTTCAAACCTAGAAATAACTGCCCTACGCACTGGAAATGTTTTACCTCTAGGCATGTTCTGAAAGTTAGGATTCCTAGATGACAGTCTGCCTGTGCTTGTAACACACTGCATAAACTGAGGATGTATTCTGTCTGAGTAATCTAAATTTTTTTCTATACCTTCTACAAAAGTTTTTAGGTATGTCTTGATAGCATTGTATCTAAGGTAGGCTTTTATAAATGCAACTGCCTCTTCGTTACCTCTTTCGTAATACAAAGACAAAGCATCCGCATCGGTTTTAAATCCTGCACTGCTACATGCTTTTGTATCTAATGGTACTAACTTAAACCCTGCTACCTGTCCTGTAGGCACATACTGTATACCAGTGCCTGAACAAGATTTACAGATATATCTAGCAGTACCCCACGAACCATCCTTTCTCCTTTTAGCTACCTTGCCATAACCTTTGCAAGGGTTACATCTAGTAGCCTCTGTTTTGTATTGCACTGTAGTGTTGTTTACAACTGCCCTTTTAAATTGTGCATCAGTCATGTAGGCTCTACGTTTTGGTTTCTTTGTGTTACCTCTAACTTCGTAGCCTAGGTTAAAAACATTTGTCCAAGTCTTTTTGTTATTGACTGCCCTAGAAAATAATAACTTAGACCTATCATCTGGACTAGATAAATTTATAGGTGTATCACCCATAACTCTAGCTATTTCTTTGTTTAAGAATATACCAAGTTCTTCTAATTCTTTTGTGTATTCATCTTTAACAAGGTTAAGAGCTTGACGATCTATCTTGATGCCGTCTCTTTCCATACCTGCTAAAACTTTTGTTACCTCAAAAGACAGGTACAACGTAGGCTGCAATCTGCTCAATGCTCTTTCCTTCTTGTTTAGACTGACTAACAGCTACCTCATAGGTAGACTGCACATCAGCAATTCCATATTCTTCTACTATGTCTGCAGGTATTATATCAAATCCTATACCTTCTTTCAAGTAGTTTTCTAAAATTTCTTTCTTTTTCTTAGTTGACGTTTTATGCCTACGACAACATTCATCTAGGCTAAGTGGTACTTTAACACCCCTAGCCCACACATAGTCAAACACCATGGTATCGTAGACAGGACCATCATATGTAAAGCCAGATGCAAAGAGCCACTGTAAGTCAAATTTTATATTATGACCTAACAGTACATCTGCTCTGTCTAGTGCGTCTTGTACTATCTTCATGTTGTTTGGTGTAGGGTCTTTTTTTGAGTGATAGAACCATATATACTGTACAGGGTTATCATCTTCTTTAAAACCTACAGACACTAACTGATTACCCCTAGTATAAGGTGACGGATCAGAACCCTTGTCTGTTTTTATAAAAGTGGTTTCTACATCTAATGTTAGAATCATTCGTAATACCTCCCAGTAAGTTTGTCTATCTCACAAACTACGTGACCATGCCACCCTGAGATTTTATTTTTAGAAACACATAGGAACCTAGTATCATCATCCTCACCAGGATTTTTTCCTATGCCTATAATTATATCAGCTTCACCTGCTTTACCAGTTTTAGAACCATCAAGCATAGCAAAGTCTAAGAACTGACGATTGTGTGCGTCATAGCTTGCCTGAGACACAGCCCACACCATGCAGTTATTTCTTTTGGCTATCTCTCTTGCATTTACATAAAGCTCTTTCAATCTTTCATCGCCTCTACTAAACTCACCACCTACCTTCACCTTGTCTAACTGATCTACAAACAGCACGTCAATTTTATTTAATTTTGTAAACTGATCTATCTCTGATATGTCTGAGCCTACAGAATCCATAATAAAAAGTCTATCTTCTATTTCATTTTTGTAAACTTCTTTTATAGTTTCTATCTCTTGCATGTAGGTTTCTTTGTGTACATTGAAGTAGGCAGTTAGAACTCTTGACTTCATTCTTTTGGCTGTCTCTTCATTCATTATGTACCCAACAGTGTTGCCTTTGCGTATTGCTTCTGCAGCTAAGAAAGCACAGAAAGATGACTTACCGCTTTCAGGTCTAGCAAAGATAATACCAAGGTTGCCTCGGTATGTACCTGCTACCTCATCAGATAATGTTATTATTGGAAAAGGGAAGTCTGGGTCTGCCTCAAAGTCTTGAAACAATTCTTCAACATCTGTCTCTTCCCTTTGCATAGACAGAATACCAGTAGCCGAGTCTTGATTTATTATTTGGTCAATCATCATTCGTAGATCACCAAAGTTAGCTGAATCGCCATTCCATATATCAATGGCTGTTTCGCCTACCTTCCTTGCCATCTCTCTACGCCAGAACTCTGTAAGTGTGTCCATTACAAATTGAGGATCACCCTCTATGTCTTCTGGTATATCTTTTATTGCATCTTCTACTAACTCTCTAGTAGAGTCTGGCATGGCAGGATATAAATTTTTGTGTACTATAAAAAGATTATCTTTCGATAAATCACCTTCATACTTAGTATGATAATGCATTACTGCATCAAAGATAGTTTTATATTTTTTATCAAACATATCTTTTGTGACAAGGGCTTTTGCCTTATCAAAGTTTTCTCTACTTAAAAGTAGGGATATTATTTGTGACTCCATTTTGTTCTCCTAAAAAGGTTAGAGTGTTATATTATATTTATTTTAATTATGCAAGGTCAAAACCACCTGCAATATGTCCTTCTTTTGCTTTAGGTATTTCTATTGGTTTTCCATCTTTATCAAATTTTTGTTGGTGCACTTCTATATTCATACTAAATGATCTTCTTTCACCCTCACTTTTAAAAGGGTAGACCATGTGTATGAGGTCGGCAGGAAATACAAAAAAATCACCAACTGTAGGCTTTACCATTAAAGTATGTTGGTGCATTTTACCAGACGAACCATGTAAAAACTCTATATGTCCATTAGCAGGGTAATGATCTTTATAATCTTCTTCCCACTCTTCCTGTATGTTTTCAGGCAATCTTAAATAACCAACGCAAGACATATCACACTCAGTATGTATGTGTGCAGGATTATACTCGCCTGCAAATTGTCTAACTATCCATGCTGATTTATATTGTATGCCATATCCTGTACCAGGTGCTAAACTTTTAAATGATCTGTTTAAATCAGTATCTAAATACCTACTTATGACATTATTAAAAAATTTTGTATGTTTTTGTAACTCATCAGACTCTATTAAAAATTCTTGTTTAAGTTTACCTACAAGATTATTAGAATGGTCTAACTTTTTAACCTTCTTTTCATTTTTTATAGTTTTGTTAACATACTTATTCATTCTTCTTACTAAATCCATAGGCATCTTTGCGTACATTATCATAGGTGCAAAAGGAAACAAAGGAGATATTTGACCTTCAGGTGCTTTTGAAAAATCTGTAGGCATTATTTACTCCTTGCTTTAAAAACACGTTGACCGAACCAGAAGCTAATAATAGCAGCAAAGACGGTTTGACTTTCCTCATCCCATGCCTCTAGTATAGCAGGTAGTACATCTCTTCCTTCTTGCACTGCCATTATTACGTAGGTAATTTTAACAAATGCAAATATAGCAAAGAAAGCATATGTTATAACTGGTCTTACTGATGCTTGTAGGGCAGATACAAATGTAGATTTGTTTGCTTGTGCCAATGACTCAGCATGTTTGTATAAACCTTTTACTTCTTCTATGTCTGCTTCTGCATCTAGTTCTTTTAATTTTAGTTTGCTTAGTTCTGATGCATACTTAGCTTTTGCCTCTAGCATCAAAAGTTCTTGTTTGTTGGCTTGTTTCTTTTCAAAGAATCCCAACACGGAGGGAAGAAAAGAAGTTCCAAAGCCGAGAACGGAGCCTAATAATGATATCATGTTATGTCTACAATCTCACAAGCACCTGCACTACATGCCAACTCTTGTGTGCCTGTTGTATTGTCCTCTCTTTCGTAGTTTGATAATAATGTCCAATCGACATTTCGTGGCATTTTCTTACTTAAGGCGTCATACTCTTCCTTAGTTATATCTTGGTATGGTGCCTGTTTGTATGTATGGTCAGAGTGTGGCAGAAATGAAACACCTGCTACATCTTTAAAGTTATTGTACACCCAAGAACCTACCTCAAACCATTCATCTTCTTTTACAGATATGGTAACGGAGGGTTTATGTTCACACCAATGTTCTTGGTAGTTTTTCCAGTTTTCTAGCTGAGTAATGGCACTGAGGTCTTCTCTAAGTACTGCCTTGGTAGGGGACTTCATAGGGAATGAAAAGACCACAGTGTTCTCTGGTTGCATAAGGTCATCCTCATGCGGTATACCTTGGTCAATAAGAAACTGAGATAATGGGTCTTTCTTGTCACCTCTAACTGTTCTTATATAATATGCTGAGTGCCTTGCGTGTATACCAGAAGCAGAGTCTACAAGTTGTGAGACTGTGCCTGAGGGTTTTACACAAGTAATAGCAGTTGACTGTGGTATGCCTAGTTGTTCTGCTAATCCTAAATTAGTATCTACAGCCTGTTGTCTTAACCTCTTCAGGTCATCTGCCTTTCCTAATTTAGGATTATCTAGTATGCCTGTAAGCGAAACACCAAGAAGTCTTTCTTCTTCTGTATTGTTTTGCCAAACTTTTCGTAGATACTTAAACTCTGTAAGTGTAGATTGTATTGTACCAAGTATCGTAGCATCTTCTACTTTCTTAGCTAACCTTTCAATGTCGTCATCTGCTCTGACTACAACTTCTGTTAAGTTACAAAATTGATACGGTCTTAATATAATCTCAGAGCATGGGTTAGTTCCAAACTCATGTCCAGAATCTCTTCTGCCATTTTTTTCTGCTTGTCTAACAGAAGCGTCTCTACTAAAGATACCTCTTTCACCAGACTTGGAATTGTATAGGTTTAACCACTCTCTCATAAAAATGCCTACAGGAGGTGTGTCTTGGTAGCATACAGAATTGTTTGCAAGAGCCCTTTGCCCTTCGTCATTCCACCACTCACCAGACTTAGCCAATGACATCTCTTGATCCTCAAGGTCAGATAAGCTTATTAGAGCCGATCTTCGTACTCCTCCTACCACTACCACAGAGCCTATCTTACACATAATGTCATGGCACTCTATGGACTTTAAACGCCTACCTGCAGATTTCTTAAAAATATCTACAGTAAATCTAAACAAATCGTCAAGAGGTTCTGGACCAGATGATCTGCCACCAAATGTTTTCAACCTAGCACCTGCAGGGCGTAGGCGAGACAAGTCCCACTTAGGAATTTGTCCAGAGTATAACAATGATATTAGTTCTTTGTAACCTTTAGCCCAACCTTCTTTAGAGTCAGACACCACTACTACAGTGTCAGAGTCGTGTAGTGCCTCGTTTACTATAGGTAGTTGTGCTGTGTACTTAGTCTCAACAGAGAAACCTACACCTGTGCCACACATAAGTATATAAAGACACTCGTCAAACGATCTTGGATTGTCAACTGGTAGATAAGAACAGTTGTAACCTGCAACATTGCATCTTTCTAATGCAACACCTGCTGTCATCAATGCTCTCATAGAAGGCATGATGTCAAGATTAAGGACTCTGTTTTCTATCCTTTCTCTTATACTGTCAGGTAACTCGTAATCAAAGTTATCAATAAGGTGGTCAGACATAAAATTAAAATATCTTGATACTGTCTCCTCCCATGTCTCTCTTCTTCCTTCATCTTCTTTCCATCTAGCGTAACGTGACTGGTGTATAAACTTTTGATAATCTGACGGTAACTCTACTTGTTGCATTGGTATCTCCTAAACCCATATAATTTCCTCAACAGGTACAGAGATATAATCCTCATGTAATCTCGATAACCTATTGAATTTATTGACTACTCTTTGTTTTTTAACAGAGTCTTTTGTCATTATACCTGCCTGTGTTCTGTCAGTATTAAACACTACAAAAAAGACATCACCGTCAATTTCTGTGTACCTAAACTTTCTTCTTGGAATGTGCATATCTTTCCACTGAAATTTACCAGAGCCCCATCCATGTTTTGTTTCTACCTCTACACTGAGATTATGTTTTTTACATAGAAGGTCAATGCCATACGCCTTTGGATTATCTTCCAAGACAGGCTCTTCATCTAGCCCTAATATTTCTTTTAATTTTGGTGGTAATAATTTTTTTGCAGACTCTCTTGTCTGAGGATCGTTTGCATTAAATAGTTGTCTGTCAAATTTTTTTGTTGGTGCAGTATGCGGTTTCATATTAACTCCTGTATTTCTGTTAATTGCATATTCTTAATATCTTTTTCCAGAAAAACGAGGGTAGAAAGCACATACAACTTAAGTTGTTTGGTCAGCTCAATAGCTTTTTTGGAGGCATCTCTATCTAATGCTACTACTATTTTACTGTAAGATTTAAGAGTTGTCAAGTATTCATTTGGAAGATTAGTGCCCATCAGTGCAACACCATGGTACACCTGCGATACAGCACAGGCAGAGAAACAATCTTCTACTAGAAATGCTATGTCAGTGTCAGTTTTTGCCCTACAAACAAATGGGTGTCGGCTTCGTGCATAACGAAACCATTTAGGTCTATTGTCATCTTCGTTTAATTTCCTACCCACAGCGTCAACAGTCTTGCCATCCTTATATACCATAAAGACAACCCTGTCTTGGCGTACATCATATCGTATGTCAGCCCTTGCGTGTTGGTAAGCCTCATAACTGTTCCGCTTGACCACCATGTCAAGAGCCTTTTGGTTTCTACCTAGGGGCACAAAACTACGTGAGTCAAGAGGAACAGCCTTAGGAGGTAATTGTTCATGCCTTGTGAACTTTAATTCTTTTCTGTCAGACACTCTACCCTTCACATTACATGAAGCCGAGAAACAGTGATAAAGAATTGTTCCGTTGTTGTTCATTATAGACAATGTGTTCTTGTGGTTACAGGCAGGACAGTCCATGCGTAACGCTACGTCAGAGGGTGGTGGTGCTAATTGTAAAACAATGTCCTGTATCATAACATTTATTTCTTTGAATTTACCCAAGCCTTGTGTTCCTTGTAGCTTTTGTCAGCAAGATATTCTTCTAAGTCCATTTGTCTTTCGTATTCTTCATACCCTACTTCTTCTCTCTTCCTGTCCTGATCTTCTTGCCACAATTCGTCAGAGGACAATCTACCCCTTTTGTCAGCCATTAATTTATCTCCTTGTCGTCAATCTTTTTGTCAGTAAATACTGATTCAGTTTGTTTGTCAACAATAAATTTTTCTAACTCGTCAAGACTGCGTACAAGGATAGGTGTCATCTCACCTACATACGAACCTGCAATATTAAATTCAATGTAGTCAATAGCTTCTCTTTCTGTCATCCCATCTTCTTTCATCAGGATGTCAAGAATTTTGTCATAGCTATAAACAAATACTTCTTCCATGCCACAGCGACCACCTATTCCTATAATGGCGTCATTCAATCTATCCCATGTAATCATTTTCTATCTCCGAAGTTACCTGCAACTTAATCTTTCCTCGCTTGTTAAATTTAGAGTGCACCAACTGTATGTCAATGCCTACTGTCAGACAGTACAAAGCAAATATCAAGTTTGTCAGTATAACTTTTCAACTTTGTTTGTCAACCATAATATCACCTTTTTGTCAGCAGACATTTTGTCAGCCTTTCATTAAAGCAACTATCAGAACTATGGATAATTGTAATACATAATTTATCATCATAAAATTAAATAAACTTATTTTCATACTTTTCTCCTTGACATAAAAACGAACACCCTTAAAATAGACTTTAGTCTACATAAAAATTATAACATTATTAAGGGAGTATTTAATATACTAATACTAATCTACTTATAGTCAATAAATAAAAAATAAAAAATTACTTGACAATAAGAAAGGTAAGTTTTATAAGGGTTATAGTTAATAATTATAATTAGGAGAAGTAATGACAGATATAACTAAACAACAAATAGATATGTTTCATGAACAATGGAAAGGTGCTATGTCAGATAGAGAATTTATTGAAGAAGTTTATGAAATAGCTTTTGGTGATGATGCTATCGGCAGAGGTTTTTATAAAGAAGAAGTTTTAGTTAGATTAAAAAACTTTTCAGACAATGCTTTGAAGTGGGAGAAACATAATGGCAAAGTTTAATGTAGAATTTGACTTAGATAGAGATGATAATTTACTAGAAGATGATGAAAATTTTTTTGATACGGTACATATTGAAAATGAAATTAAATCATGGCTTGACGATTTAAATTATAGAGTAAGAAATATTCGTGTACAAGAATGGAAAGAAGATAAACATGGTAATCTATGGGTGCACAGGAAGTGATTAAAATAATAAAAAATATTTTAGGTGTTGACAAAGAAGCCGAAAAAGTTAATGCTAGAGTAAATCGCATTGAGAAGGCATTGACTGAATTAGAATACAAAGTAGCAGACATCAATGTGATAGTAACATTTTTAAATGAACTTAGGAGAAACAATAATGAGAATAACGAACAGGCAAAAAGAACTGATAGCCGAAAAAATAGTTAAAAAAGTTGGAAGTAACTTTAAATCAAAATCAGTAGCAAAAAACCCTGCATTTGTTAAATACAAAAAGGCTAAGGACAAAGCAGATGCTATGTGGAAAAAGTATGATGTTTTAAGAGATGAATATCAAAGTATGCAAGGTGATTTAGTTGAAAAAATTTTTGGTGAAGATTTAGACTTTATTCATATAGAAACAGAAACAGGTAAAACTAAATTTGTTGGATATGAATTACGATATAAGGTTGTAGATGAACTACATCTTATGGAATTGTCTAGCCACGAAAACATAGATGATATTATTAATGAAGTTTCAAAGAAGTTTGAAGTAAAGTAGGGAGTAAATTATGGAAACAAATGAAGAAGGAGAATGGGAAGAAGGTGAAGAGTGGTCAGTAACAATGACTATGAAAATCAGTTTACAAGTCTGTGATGAACCAAGTTGGGAATCAGCTTGTGAATATATGAGAAGAGAAATTACATCATCAAAATATCCTTTTCGTGATTATGATGTAGACTTTAAATTTAGTTAGTAAGGAGTTAAAAAAATTGACTTGGTTGGGAAAGGCAGTGAAAGTCTGTGGTGTAACCCTTAAACAAAGGAGAAAACCCATTAAAAGTATTCCCCAAAAGATTACCTATCAATGCCAAGTTATAAAGAATTATAGTACCTACAAGAGGCTGAGGTTGAGACTCGTGTAAGGGTGGGCTAAGTTGGTAGTTAAAACAGTTGCGTGCCTAGACTACAAGCTATAAAAAAAATTATCCTAGCTAGGATACCCATTAGTAAGGACACTGAAATCTAGGGGTAAGTGTTTAAAAAGATACTCCATCAGGTCGCTCCTGATATGCAATTTACTTACTACTGGGAGTTATAAGAATTTGGTGCTACGAAAAGGTAATACTAGTTAAAGGCGTAGTTAAATAGCGAAGGTAAACTTAAACGCAGACCAGTCCTTCGTAAGCCAATAGAGTAGTAGGGGCGATTCAATCTCGTGAGCAAGAGGTTATCAGTCCCCTCCTACTTGCAAAAAGGATTGTCTTAGTTAATTAAAAATCCGTAGACCCTGTTGAAATAGGACAGACAGATGGATACCAAAACTAAGACGGACAGCAGACAAGGTTTTTATCATTATTTTTCCCCTTGTCTGTTGTCGAACCTAAGGGAGGAATAGATGAGAAAATGTGATTACTGTGATGACAGGGCAGATATTGTAGATAATAGAACAGACAGATTGTGGTGTGCTAAATGTTACATAGAACAAAAGACACCACACTTAAGGGAGAGATATGATGAGCATAGATTTAAGCAAGTACGAAAAGCTAATTAGGTTAGGAACTCTTACAGAAGAGTATGAGTTTGCACAGCATGAACTTCATGCCCTTCTTAGATTACAAAGGGGCGGTGGCACTGCAAGTATCAGAGAAGATATAATTACTTTGTTAGATAGGATAGCAAAAGAATTGTCAAGGCGGAGAGTAGCCTCAGATGAGCAGGCAGAGTTTGTAAAGAGGTTGCCCTAATGGACTTAGTAACAGTATCTTTAATGTTTGGTTGGGGTTGTTCGTTTATACTTTTGTTTACAGCTCTACTTGTAATTTACATATTCTTGAAGACAGAACAAAATGATAAAAGGTAAAGTAAACACAAAAACAAAACAGTGGCTTCGTAGCTACGAGAAATGGGAGAGTGAACAATGGCAAAGCGACTTATCGAAGGTAAGAAAAAATCGAAAGGTAAAAGGTATTCGCATAGACCTCAAAGGGTAGATTTAGAAAACATTTACTTTGATGAAGTAACTAGAAAATGGTATAAAAGAAAATAGAGGTTGACATGGATATAATTATTATGGTATATAGAGTTATAGTTATTATTATAGGGAGTTTTTTAATATGGTTGATGATGTAAACAAAAGATTTAAAGAAAACTTGAGAGACATTGTAGGAGATTGTTTCTTCAGTGTCAGGTATTATTCGCAGAGTAAAGGTAGGTACGAAAACTATGGAAGTTTACATTTAAATGTCAAGAAACATTTAAAGGGTGGCGAAAGTACAGCTAAGGATTACACCTTCACTGCTTACGATTTGTCAGCTAAGCACTACAGAAGCTTTGTCATCAGCAAAACGGCTTTTGTCAAATGTGGTGATATGTACACACAAGATGCTATTTTGTCAGGTAAGAAAAAAGGACATCCTATTTATTATTGGAATAGAAAATTACATAGGAGTGCATAATATGTCATTTGACCCTAAAAATGAAAAGCCTTTGTCAGCATATACTAATGAAGAGTTACTTGGTTTCTTAGGTATAGAAAGCACACTTGAAGATGTTTTTCGTAACTACAATATGACTGATGAACAAAAGAGAGAATTCTTACTTGAGAAAGCAGAAGAAAAAAATCAAAAATATTATTGACAAGGTTTAATTATATTATATAAGGGAATGTAGGAGAAAAAAATAATGACTTACAAATTCGTAACCAATACACAATCAAAGAAGGTGGGAGCAATGCCTACTTCTTACAGTCCAAGACAAACTTGTCCGACTTCTTGTAGCCTCAAAAAGAATGGTTGTTATGGAGATAACTTTCCCATTCGCCTACACTGGAACAGATACAGTGAAGACAATATTGACAACTGGGATGAATTTGTAAAACAAGTTTATTACTTTAGAAAACATAACAGACAAGGTTTATGGCGACACAATGTAGTCGGTGATTTGGTAGTTAAGAAAAACAAAATTGATGCTAAGAAACTAAAGCAACTTGTAAAAGCAAATAGGGGTGGTAAGGTTATTTGTTACACACACCACCACACAATTTTGTCAGGTAAGAAAAGAAAATTGTCAGAACATAATCTTAATTTAATTAGATATGCAAACAATAAAGGCTTCACAATTAACTTGTCAGCAGATACACTCGAACAAGCCGACATTTTGTCAGATACCAAAATTCCGACAACTGTTGTCTTACCATTTACAAAAACACAATTTGAGAAATTGTCAGCAAATCCCTCAGATATAAAAACGCCACAAGGTAAACACATTACAATATGTCCTGAACAAACCCATAATATAAAATGTTTGGATTGTAAACTTTGCTCACATAACAAAAGAAAAACAATAATCGGATTTTTTAAACATTAATCCTTGACTACGAAAACGAACACCCTGAAAGTGATAATCAGAAAAAAGAGAAATTTCTCTCTTTTATTACATAAGGAAAAAATCATGGAAAATGATATTTTAGAAAACCCAGTCCAAACCGATTTAGAGGACTTTACAAACCCAACCCCACAACATGGGACAACAGAAGTTGACCTTCACAACCCCAACCAAGAAAGTAGCCAAGAAATTCTACGGACTGACTGGGACTCACAATTCAAAATGCACTCCGACATAAATGACCATTCAATCTTTAAATCTAAATTTTCGGAAGGTGATGTTTATTCATTAAACCCCTACACTCAAGAATTCCAGAAGGTGGAAGGAAGGAAGGGCATTTTTAGAGATGAAGAGAGCGAACAAAAATTCTCTTTCGTTAGTTTACCCTCTAAAGATTACAAGCTAGTTGACCACTTACCATTGTTTGAAGAGGTAACAACCCAGTTAATAGAATGTGAGGACATATCAACCGCAAGAGTCCACATTGAAGACCGAACATATGAAGAGGACACAAAAGCAGTAAGGACAATTCACCTTCTTGACCATACAGTTGATATTGAAGGGACTGGCGAGTTGTGTATGCGAATTGATGTATTGAACTCAACAAATTCATCATGGAAGTTTCAAGTTTTTACTGGTGCTTATCGTGATTATTGTAGAAACTCAATGGTGTTTGGTGGCGAGAGACAATACTACGCCATGAAAAAACATACCTCTGGATTTGATTATAAGCAGGAAGTAAGCAAGATTAAAAATGCTGTTTCAAACTTTGCAAATCAAGGCGATGTGTTTAGAGCATGGTTAAATACAAAAGTAAGTGACGAGCAAGTGATTGAATTTTTTAAAGAGGTACTTTGCAAGAAAAAATTATCCGATATTAATAGCCTACAGGAAACCATTGATAAGGATGAGGACATTGCAAAACAGTACAATCAAAAAGAACTTGGCTTTCTCATTCATAAATGGGAAGAGGAATTGAAGACTGGTATGTCCAGAAATCTGTACACCCTTTACAATGCCTTGACCAACTGGTCGACTCATGCAGGGACTTCTTTAGATAGTTATGAGAATGAAGAGGGACAAATCAAAACCATGACCCAGAAGAAAGGTAAGGTTCATGAGACCAGACTAAGACGAGAGGGTCGAGTTTTAAAAGCTATTGCTAGTCCATTATTCACTGAATTGGCTAGTTAATTATGTACGAACTAATCTCAGGCATTTACAAGGCAGTACTGATTATTTTAGGTATTGCCTTGTTGGGATTAATCTTTTAACAAAAAAAACAAGGATAAGATTAATGACTTTAGAACAAATAAACGAATTGAAATTATATACAATGACAATTCAAAACCGCCTTCAATGTATAGGCAAATCAATTATGGAAAATCACAGCACAACAAAAAGTGCGGTTGAAGACCTTCAAAGTATCAAGGCTAAAACTGATTATATGATTGATAACTTAATAGGAGTTAAACATGACTGATGTAAGAACTAGACCACAAACTAAAAGAGAGAAAGAATCTCAAGAAGAATTCATTGACATAATTACAAGACTGCAAGCATGGATGGATAGAGAATTTCTTGATTGCCAAATTCCCAGTAAGGTTGCAATCATGGGCACTTTTAACGAACTGTCCTATAATGTTACTGACCATGTTTCCCAGTTATTAATGGAACTGGACAAAGAGATAAAAGCAGATAATGACAAGTTATCCAATGAAGACTTTGCCAAGGTAAAAGCATATGCTGAAAGTCTTCACAGAAAAAAACAAGGTAAGCAAGACGATTAATTGCCTACTTCAGGTTTTCCCCTGTAGCCCCCTTTGATTAATTTCTTAGGGGGTTTTTTCTTGACCCAGTAAACAAATCAAACTAATTTAAATTCATAAACCAAATACAGGAGAAAATTATGGTAAAATTTAATAAAGACGAATTCGATACTTATACAGAAACTTTATTTTCTAGGTATCTTTACAGGAATTTAGGCATATCACCCACAAGGTGCGAGTCCTTGGACGACGCTATTGCAAGTTTCCATAGTGCTTTTGCTTATTGTGATAACTTCAACAGGCGTAAAATTGAGAATATGACCGTTAAGGAATTGCTTGCGGTGTATGGTGCTCTGGAAGATTGTAACGACTTCGATTATTTCAACGATTATGAGAAAGACCAACTTTTAAGAATTCAAGATGGTTTAAGATATAAAAATAAGAAGTATGCGATTGCAAAAGATAACGGCTTGTTATCTTCTGATAGTGATAAACCTTTTACACCTGTAATAGATTTTAGCTGAATAAACGCCTACTTTTAGGAATCCCTCCCTAGCCCCCTTCATTAATTTGAGGGGGGTTTTTCTTTATCCTGAATAATCATTAACTTATTGATAATATAATTAATAATCCCCAGTACCCCCTTTATATCTGTTTGAAAAGGTACGCCCACCCCCTCTCGATTGACCCATAAAAAAACAACTTAGCAAAATATAACCAGTTATTTTGTCATCTCTATGGTAAAAAAAAATATACATGAACATATCTATGTCTAACTTCTAAGGCTTAACCGAAAACCACAAAACACCCACTAAAGACATAATATATATTATGCGCAAAAAGACCCTTAGAAAACCAAGGCTACCGTGGGCAAGCGACACTAGGGGGGGAGTACACTTACGTATACACAGATGCCAGATTTTTTTTAAATTTTAGTTAGTTGAGAATGAGTCGCAAGTAGTTTTGCCTACCTTTATATAGGGAACATAAAAAAACCCCCAGTCAGAAACTGAGGGAGATTA